AGGCTAAGGGCACAGAGAAACTTACTGCTGAGGAAATCAACTCCGCCATTCGTGGCGCAAGAGAAGATTCACGCCGTGAGGTAGAGCGTACTTTGTTTACGATTGTACGCCGTAGCCGTGCTTCATCTAGCCAAGTAATGCAGTTACTATTCCCGTTCTATGCAGCCTTTGAAAACACTGCAAAGCGTTGGTCAGGTATTGTTGCTGAGAACCCACAGGCTGTAGCCACTGCAGGTCGTACTATTGCACAGGTTGTGAATGGTCAGACCGTTATTGACCAGGATGGTAACCGTATTACTGATGCTAAAAAATTAGCAGATGGCACATACGCAAACCTCGTTGTACAGGTTCCACCAGGATTTATTAACTCACTGCCTAAGCAGTGGAGAGAAGTTGCGCAGAACGCATTTAAGACAGTCAATATCCCACTGTCATCATTAGATGTTATTACCCAAGGACAGCCTGGCAACCCAGGATTTGGTCCTTACGCAGTGCTACCAACCTACTTGATTTTGCGTAAACGACCAGAACTTGAAGAAGCGTTTAGACCATTCTTCCCTGCAGGTATGCCACAAAACGCAACAAGTCTTTTTACGCCAGCAGCCTTCCGCCGTTTGGCAACTATGTGGACACAGGATGAACTCTATGTCCGTACCTTCAATCAAATGCTTCGCTATGAGGCTTACAATTACAACAGTGGTAAGCGCACAGATGAGCCTACATTGCAAGAGATTACTGACAAGACAAACAAGTTCTTCATGCTTCGTGCGTTCAGTTCTATCACGATGCCAGTTGCTATTAGCCCAGAGATGGACTTCTACCAACAGACATACCGTCAGTTCCTAAATCAATACGGTCCAGGCGAGGCAGAGGCTAGATTCCTTGAAATGTACCCAGATTACTTTGAGGCTACGGTTAGCCTTTCTAAGTCACCTGGCAGCCTTGAGGCTAACATGGATACAGTTAAAAACCTTAAGAAATTCCGTGGGCTTATGGCAGAGGCTGAAGCCTCAGATAACCCAGAACTCATTGGTTTCTTGGCTAATGACTTTGATGGTCAGTACACCTTCAGTCAGGCTGCATATCAATGGCAGTACCGCCAAGGTGCATATCCTGGCTCAAAGAACACATACCGCCAGAATCGCAGCCCTGAAGAATTGCTACGCGATGCAAACATCAAGCGTGGTTGGACTCAGTTCAACTCACTAATGGGTCAGATTAACGCATACAAGATTCAGAACGGTATCGTTTCTGATGATGACCCACGCATGGATATGATTAATGGCGCTAAGCAACTATGGACTCGTGCCCAGGCAGAGGAAAACTTTGACTGGTATTCAGAGTACATCTCACCAGACCGTGGTAAGTATGAGCGCCGTGCGCTTGTATTAAAGAAGGCTCTAAGCGACAAAGGCTGGATGGCACAAAATGGTGACCGCCCAGTTGTCAAGGCTATGGCTACATACCTTGATGCTCGTGACCAAATTGCTTTGGTACTAAAACAACGCGATGCGGCTGGTGGTTCAGCAATGCTATCTGCACAAAGCAATAAAGACATTGCTTATGTTATGGAACAAGTAAAGCAGCAGTTAATTGCTGAAAGCCCAGAGTTTGAACAATTCCTAAATCGTTACTTTATTAATGATACGGTGGTAGTTTAATGGCAAAAGATGAAAAGCCTAAGACAGAATCAGGCACACCTGCTGGCACAGGAAAAACAACAGGTGGTATAGACCTTGCAGCGCTTATGGAGAAATATGCATCCATGGGTGGCAATGTAGCCAAAGGTCCCGTATTTACTAGCCAAGATGCTGATGCCTATGTACAGAGCATTTACCAGCAAATCCTTGGTCGTAACGCTGTAGGTGCTGAGCGTACAAAGGCTATCAATATCTTGTTAAACCAGTCAAAAGATACAGATGTAACAGGTCGCCAGGCTGCTGTCATGTCAATGGTTGAAGGTACTGGTGAATTTCGCAAGCGTACAGAAAATCGCTACCTAGATGCTATCTATAACGCAGTAGCCGAAGATGTTAGAAAGGCACAAGGATAATGGCAGTAGACCCACGCGCCGTAACAGCCGAAACGCCAGAGGAACGCCTCCGTAAACTTGGTCTTGCTATTTATCAAAATGAGCAAATTATTAAAAGCGCCAAACCTGGCAGCGCACAATTTAAAAAAGCAAAAAATGCTCTTTCAAGCCTTCGTAAACAGTTTGAACAGGCAGATGCTGAAGTTAATTCAAAGCGTGCTGGAGAGAAAAAAGCGCTTGCAGAAAAAGCACAAGCAAAGGCTGAGGATGATTTAGCCCGCGCTGAGGCGCTTGGTAATCAGGCAGCAGCAGACAAAGCGAGAGATAAAATAAACAAGGCTAAAGACAATGCTGCCTCTGCTGGCTCTACAGACTTAAAAGGCTCTGGCAAAACTAAAGACTCAGATGGCGATGGTATTCCTGACTTAACTGATAACTTGCCTAACACCCCGAACCCTGACCAAAAAACAGGAACTGGAAAAACCACCAAGAAGCCATCAACCCCTGCTGTTGGTGGCGACAAAGATAAAGTTACTGTTGGCGATGAAAAAGAAGATACCAAGCAACTTTGGATTTCTTGGCTTCGCACTACCTTCTCTGCCCTTGACGACAAAAAACAGCGTGCTGAAATTGAAGGATTGTTTGAGAAGGCTAAGACTCAAAACTGGTCTGAAGATACCTTTATGGAAAATCTTAAAGGTACTACATGGTGGCAAAAAACCATACCAAGCCTGCGCCAGTTTTTCCTTGAAACAAAAGACCCACGCAATGCTGCTACCTTTGCTGAAAAACTAAAGAACAACATTGATTCAATTACTACAAAACTTGAAGCATTGGGTATTGCTCCTAGTTATATTGACCCAAAGACAAATCAAAAGGTTGATAACAAAAGTTTTATTGAAGGCTTTGCTATGGAAGCCATCAAGAATAATTGGGATGACGACCAGATTGCTAATGAGTTAGCCAAGAAGGGCAACATCATCTTTACGGGCGGAGGAACTATTGGTTCCTACCTAGACCGTATTAAAGATACAGCCTATATGTACGGAATTAATCTTGATGCTAACCTGCAAAAAAGCATTAATACATCCTTGCTAGACCCAATGGATGGTCGTGACTACAACTATTGGACCAACAGTCTAAAGCAAATGGCGATTGATGCACCAGAAAACAAACCTTTTGCTGAGTCACTCAAGGCAGGTCGCAGCCTTTATGAAGTAACTACAAGTTACCGCAATCAGATGGCTAACCTTCTTGAAGTAGATGGCGCTGCCATTACTTGGCAAGACTTAATGAGTAAGGTTATAGACAAAGAAAGCAACAATGCTCGTACATTTGCAGACTTTACCAAGGCTTTAAAGCAAGACCCATTGTGGCAATACACCAAGAACGCAAAGGAAACCTACAGCAACATGGCACTTGACTTGGCTAAGATGTTCGGATTTGCGGGGTAATCATGGTACAAACTAGAGCGCAATGGAACGCATTTATGAAGCGTATCCCATTAGAGGACCGCACAACATACGAGCAATATCTTGAAAGTATTGGCGCAACCGAACCTGTAGCAACATCAACAACTTCAACGGCAAGCGGAGCAAGCAGAACAGACTCTGCTGCATCAAGAACAATTCCTACAACTACAACTACAACACCTACGCCTGTAACTAAAAATCCTTGGGATGCACCCCCATCGGAGGCACCTGCTGGATTTACTTGGAAATGGATTGGCGCTAAATCTGTTGGTCGTGCTGGCTCTGGTTCATGGCAACTACTTAGAACTGCTGGCTCTACAGCAGCAACAAATAATTGGAAAGGTTCTGGAACCACTAGCGACCCATTAACTTTTAACGGTTCTCCATTCACAGGTATTCGCAATGGCGCTAATTATGTTAATGGTGTACTAAAAACAGATAGCACTAATAATCAAGGCGGTCAGACAACAGGTTCTGGAACACAACTAGACCCATTGCTTGTTAATGGCAAGCCTTTTAATGGAGTTCTTGGCGGAGTAACCTATGTCAATGGTGTTGCTCAAAGTACTGGAAGTGGAAATCAAACACCACAAGATGATATTGAAACTAAAACTCGTAAGTCTGCACAACAAGAATTTCTTGCAGCACTTAATGAACTTGGTCTAGGTGATTTGTATAGCACAGTAAACGACATGATTACACAGGACAAAACTGTGGCTACAATCAAACTAGAACTGCCTAAAACAGAAGCATATAAACAGCGTTTTCCCGGGATGGAGGCTTTGCGTAAAGCAGGTCTTGCCATAAACGAAGCAACATATATTTCAAATGAACGCGGTTACCTACAGACACTTCGTGCCTATGGATTGGATACGGCAGTACTTGGTAGTCGTGAAAACCTTGGAACTTACATTTCTAACATGGTAGCCCCTCGTGAATTTGAGGAGCGAGTAAACATGGCTGCTACCCGTGTTAAGGAAAATCCAGATGTTATTGCAGCCTTCAAGTCTTATTATCCATCAGTAGATGAAAGCGCAATTACTGCCTATCTACTTAATCCAAAGCAGGGAATAGATATTATTAGAAAGCAAGTCAGAGTTTCTGAACTTGGTGCTGCTGCACAGTATGCAGGTTTTGCAAAGGATGTTCTTGGAACAACTCAGGCAGAATCACTTATTTCAGCCGCAGGTGATACTGCGTACGCTGGACTTAGAACAGAGTTCCAGAAGGCTCGCCAACTTGCTAATACCCAACGCCGTCTAGCGCAGATTGAAGGTCAGCAATACACAGACCTTGAGGCAATCAGTGCAGTTGTTGGTGATGATGTTACTAGCGCCCTTGCATCTGAGCGCCGTGCTGCTCGTGAAGCAGCCCGCTTCAGCGCAGGCGGTGGCATTACTGGTGCATCACTAAGAAGCACAGCAACAATATAAAGAATCCCTACCCTGACCGACCAGCCCAGGGGGGCGTATAAGTCTGGCAGCAATAGCCAATGTGGTTTCCCCGAATCATGTTGTGGATTGCGAATACAACTAACAAAAGGGAGATAGGTAGATGGCTACCAACTATGAATACGATGACGAAGATGACGACACAACAACTGATGTCGTGTCACAACTCCGCAAAGTAAACCGTGCGCTGGAAAAGCGTGCAAAGGAACTAGAACAGGAGTTGTCAGGTCTAAAAACTCAGACCCGTCAGCGTACTGTCAAGGATGTGCTACAGGCTAAGGGATTAAACCCAAAGATTGCTGCATTTATCCCACAAGATATTGATACCTCTGAGGAGGCAATCAATAACTGGGTAAATGAATATGGCGATGTTTTTGGAATCCAAACACCATCAGAGGAAAAGCCTGTACAGAAGAACTCAGAGATTGCGGCACAAGCAAGAATCAACAATCTCGTTGCCACTGGCACTGCGCCAGATGTTGACGAAGATGCGTTTGCAAAGATTGCAGGAGCCAAGACTCGTGAGGACCTAGACGCACTCCTTGGTTTGAATTAACCAACCCATACATCAACCAATCACCAGGAGGTGAACCCACATGGCAAATGCTTATACCGACACCTCGGCTCTCGCTGGTCTAGTAAAAACCGCGTATGACCGTTATGTTGAATTTGCCCTCCGCGCTCAGCCGATGATTCGTGCTGTTGCGGATAAGAAGCCTGTACAACAGGCTATGCCAGGGTCATCCGTTGTATTCTCGCTCTACAACGATTTGACACCTGCAACCGCTTCACTATCAGAAACAACAGATGTTGATGCAGTAGCACTCAGCGATGTTGACACCGTTTCAGTTACTCTTAACGAATACGGCAACGCATCACTCGTTACTCGCAAACTTCAGTTGTTCTCGCTCTCCGATGTTGACCCTGCAGTTGCAGACATCATCGCTTACAACATGGCTGACTCTCTTGACAATGTGGCACAACAGGTCCTTGTCCAGGGCACCAATGTTATTTACGGTGGCAACGCAACATCAACCGCAACTATTGATGCTGCTGACACCATTGACTCAGCAGACCTTCGCAAGGCTGTTGCTAAACTTCGTTCAAACAAGGCTG